GTGGCGACCGTGGCGAGCCGCCTCGACTGCCAACCCAAGCACGTCCGGCGACTTTGCCGGGCAGGACAACTGAGATGGACGAAACCCGCGTCGGCGACGGCGGGCGAGGTCACACAGCAAGCACGAGTTCTGATCTTCGCCGACTCGCTGCGCGAGTATTTGGGGCTCCCTGCTTCCGGCGGCGAGGCTTCGCCTCACGTTTCGCCGCGTCAAAAGCGGCAGGCGGCAGCGGAACTGGCGGCGCTATGCTCAGAGCGACCTTGATGGCTCGCGAATCCCTGATCTTCGCGTAGATCCTCACCGACCGCATTGATGGGTCGTTATGGCCGAGCAGCTTGGCGACGTCTTCGAGCGGAACGCCAGCGTCCAGCCACGACTGCGCGGCGGTGTGCCGCAAGCGGTAGACTGACGACAACCCTGCTCGCAACAGGGCAGAGTGCAAGCCAGAGCGTGTGAATGGTTTACCCGTCTTACTGGGAAAGACTGGGCTGTCTGGCTCGCCTCGCGGCATGGATTGCAGGATGCGCGCAGCGTCGGGTGTCAGGTAGATCGTTCGCGGTGCTCCGCTCTTGTTGGCTGTTTTGTGCTCAACGAGCACGCAGATGCTTTTGTCGAGGCGAACATTCCGCCACGTCAGCGTTCGGGCCTCACCGGGCCGACAGCCCGTTGCCAAAATGAACGAAACGAGCGGCAGGGTATTGGGGCCGCAGTTTGCGAGGACGGCGGACAGCTCATCTGGCGGGATGTCGCGGAATCGTTCGGGCGAGCGCGGTAGACGCTTCGCGGGATCGGGCGCCACCGACAAGAGACCCTGCTTGACGCCCCATGCGAAGACTCGCGTGGCCAGGGCGTGAATGTGGCGGATTGTCCAGGGCGCATAGCCTTCACTGACCATGCCGTCGACCAGTGTGCGGAGTGAACCGGGGCCGACCTCATGGAGCATCGTCGCCCCCTGCTGACCCGCCCAAATCTGGCACAGGTGCTTCTGCCAAGACGTGGCGCCTTCCTTGGCTTGCCAAGCCAGGATCAGACCGGCGACGCTGACCGGGTTCGCCACGTAGGGCGACGACCTCAGTAGATCGGCGAACTTCCGTCGCGCCTCTCTGGCGTTCTTGCCGAGGTAGTGGTAGCCACCGATCCGGCAGTAGAAGTAGTGACGCTTCTTGTCGAAATGCAGCTTCGGAGTATGCATGCAACGTCTCCCGGCGACCAAGCGCGGGCGCGGGCTACTGAAGCGCGGGCGTCGGTACGCCAAACCGTCATCCTTGACGACCATAAACGTTACTGTTTCCGAGGTTTACGACTGGAGCCGATGAGATTCGAACTCACGACCTCTTGCATGCCATCGACACCCGCGCCGAGCGGGAGTAGCCACAAACGCGATGGCTCCAACGACTTACGGCATAGGGCTTCCCGCGCCTGATTTGCCCGAACCGGGCTAAATGGCCCCAGAGGGCCGGTCAAGCGCGGGAAAATGTCCGCGTCAGACAACCTCGACAGCAGACTTAACTATATCACAGAGTGACTGCCGTGTCGATGGATTTTCTTGGATTTTTCAATAGCCAGTAATAGCCATAAAAAAGTATAAAATGGTGTTGACGCCGACCGGCGGGTGCCGATGATGATGGGGACGGCCGGAATGTCTGGCCAGGATGACGCAAAACAGGAGACAGAGCGATGAACGGGACGACATGCAAACAGCAGGGCAAACGGCAAGGGCTCGTGCGGCGACTCCAGGGGCTCGACCTCGACAGGCTTACATGGTTGGGTGATTTTGCTATCGACCTCGTGCCAGCCGAGACCGAGACCTTCGCCAAGGATGCGGAGATCGGCCGCATACTCCATGCCCTAAAGGCATTGCCGGGGCACACCCGGCGGCAAGTGGTGGCGATGATCTGACAGGCTCCCAATGAGCGAGGGACAACGCCCAGCTCATCACTGGGCGTTTTTTTGCGCCGCTTGGGAACTTCTGGGGCCATCGGCTAGATTGTTCTTGCAATCCTCCCGAGGGAGTTTTATAAGGCAAGCCACCTCCCGCGTGAACGGTGCGACTTCGGGGTACGAGAAGAGACTCGCTGTCGGGGGCTGGCCTCACGTGAAAGCGTGGGGCTGGCCTACCGTTTGCTGTGAGGTGCCCGCATGGTCGCGCTCAAGGTTCCTGTTTCCAGACCTCAAGGTGCGTTCTTGGCCTCACGCGCCGAGCACGTGGCGTTCATCGGCGGCGTGGGTTCCGGTAAGACGCGCGCTGGCTCATATTGGGCAGCTCGCGAGCTTTGCGAGGCCGACGGCATCGGCTTTGTGGGCGCGAACACCTACCAGCAGCTCAACCGGGTAACCCTCAAGGCTTTCCTTGAAACGCTTGCGCAATGGCGGGTGCCGTTCGTCTTTGGGCGGCGCCCGCCCACCTCTTGGGGGGCGTCGAGATTCCCGAAGCACGAATCCGTTTGCAGCGTCCTCGTGAAGGGCAAGCTCCGGCAAGTTGTCTGCTCCCAGCTCGGATCGTTCGATTATCTGCGGGGCCTCGAAATCAGATGGTTCTGGATTGACGAAACCCGCGACACGCCAGAAGCGGCTTTCGACGTCCTACTGGGCCGCAAGCGAGGCGGGCCGTCCGATGCGCGCAGGCCGGGTGCGGTGACGACCACACCGGACGGCTTCAACTGGCTCTATGAGCGATTTGTGAGCAGCGGCGACAAGGCGCTGAAGGACAGGGCCGTCATCTATGCGAACAGCCGAAGTAATCCTTGGCTCCCACCGGGCTACGTCGACGGGCTCTTGTCGAGCTATTCGCCTCGCCTCGCCGAGCAGGAAATCGCTGGCAAGTTCGTCAGTCTGACAAGCGGCATGGCCTTTGCCGAGTTCTCGCGCGACCTGCATGTACGCAAAGAGCTTGAGTACAATCCCGACCTCGACCTCATCCATACCCTCGACTTTAACGTCAACCCATTGTGCAGCGTGATTCTGCAAGAGCAGCCCAACGGCGAAGTCTGGGCCATCGACGAGATCCATATCGCAGGCAGTGCGCGCACTTGGGATGCCACCGACGCATTCCTGGGCCGGTACGGTGAGCACAAGGGCGACGTGCGGGTATACGGCGATGCTAGTGGCCGCGCAAGGTCGACGAAATCCGACAGCAGTGACTTTGACCTGATCGAATCGGCATATCGGCCGGTTTTTGGTCGTCGACTCGCGATGAGGCAAGGCTACAGCAATCCGAGCGTCCACAACTCAGTGCAAGACGTCAACTCGTTGCTGCGGGCCGCAGATGGCCGGGTGAGGCTCAAGTTCTCGCCGCGATGCGAGTACACGATACGCGACATGGAGCAGGTGACCTTCCGGCCGGGCTCGCGAGATCTGGACAAGTCAGACCCGGAGTTGACGCATCATTCGGACGCCCTGCGGTATTTCGTTTCGGCGGAACACCCGGCATGCGCGCAGGCGACAAATATCAGGGGCGCTACACCAGCTCATTGGTGAAAGGATCAGACATGGCAGACATGCGGACGAGCAATTGGACGACGACAGTAATTAGCAACGAGCCTGCCTCGTGGCTGTCCCTCATCGGTGCGGCCGATGACAGCGCGCCGATACCGTTGCCGGTGGTCGGCGAAAGCCTGCCGTTGCATGCCTCGTACACCTCGCAGGGCTTGCGCATGGCGTTTTGGGAAGCATCCGACGCAGGCGGACCGGGCTACAAGGACTGCCGGGACGCTCAAGGCCAGCCCGTTCTACTGCGCCATGAACCCGCCGAGACTGAGGTGGGCTTTGCCCGTCGCAAAGCACGCGCGGTTTACCGGAATTACTGCAAAACGATCATTGATCGGTTCAACTCATTTGTCTTCCGGCTCCCGGTTCAGCGTGACGGCCAGGATGGCGACTTTGTCGCTTGGTCGGCCGACGTGGACGGAAGCGGGAGTAGCTTGCAGGACTTTATGCGGGCGGCAATGCGACGCGCTCAGGTGTTCGGCCGGTGCTACATCGGCATCGACACCACCCGACCTGCGGACCTGCCCGATGACGCGAGCGAAGCACAAGCCCTTGACGCCGGTGCGCGCGTGATCCTGAGGTGTATCGACCCTCGCCGGGTCTTGAACTGGCGTCGCGTCGATGGCCAGCTTGTCGAGGCTCTCATCGTGTACGGTGCCGGTGAAAGAGCCGTGCTCTGGCGTCCAGACATTCGGGTTGACATCACCCTTGATTCACATGGCAAGGTTGCGAGCTTGTCGCCTGTGGTGCATAGCTGGGCCACGCTGCCGGTGTTCGAGCTGGCACCATTCAATGGTGCCTCGCAAATCGTCGACATTGCCGAGCTGAACAAAGACCTGTTCAACTTGGAAACCCTGCTCAGGGAAGAGATTTGGGGCACCACGTTCTCGCAGTATTGGGCGTTCGGCGTCCGTGGCGAGCAGCTCGAAGACAGCATTTTCGGGCCGAATCGAATTATTTGCCTCCCGAATCATGAGAGCCGCGTCGAGGTGACCGGCGGCAAGCCGGAGCAGGCCGACTCCATCCGGCGGTCGATTGCCGACGACGTGACCGAAATCTATCGGCTCGCGGGCCTCAAGGCCGAAGACCCGCTCGAAACCAACTCTCCGAAATCGGGCGTGGCTCTGCGCATGGAGTTCGATACTGTCAACGCCATCCTCGCGGCGATTGCCGACGCTGCCGAGCGGGCCGAAAACTGGCTCATCCGGCACTACAACGGCGCGACGGCCAGCGCGGTCACACCCTCGAACTACGCGGATGACTTCAGTGTCCCAGACATCGAAGCCGAGCTGACGCGGTCGCTCGACGCGCTGTCCTCGCCGTATGTGGCGCCAACCGCCAAGCGGCTCGAATCGCAGCGGCTGAACGGCGTGCTGCATCCGAAGGCGTCGGCACAGGACCGCGAGCAGATGGATACCGAGTCGGCCGAGATGTTCAGTGGCGAGGCGATTGGTGAGGTGGCCGATGCCACGTAAGAAGCTACTTGTGGACTCGGAAACCCTGTTTCTTCGGGCTGAGTGCGAGCGGCTCCGCAAGGTGCTGAGCGAGGTCAACCTGCGCGTAGCCCTATTAGAGATGCAGCTAGGAATCAATCAGGACAACATTCGCCGTGAACGGCGACGCAGACGAAAATACGATAACCTCAACAGGTGAAAGGTGGAATAAGATGGGACAGACACCGAAAGAGTTAGTGGACGCGACGATTACGCGGCTGTTCGAGTTGGCGGGCTTGACCAAACCAACCGGACAGAAGCTCGACAACATGGTAGCGCGCGTCAAGCGTGACCTGCGCGAGGCTGTGAAGATTCAGGGATTCGGCATCCCTCACAGCAAGTTCAACGAAATCTTCGGCTGAGCGCGTGTGCGCGCAGCAGGTAGGCGGGTTTAACGGCGTCGGAAGACGCCAGAAAGGCTCACGGACATGAGCTTTCCTCAAGAAGGACAGACGGGGCAGGGCGAGGGCCAGCAGGGCGGCTCTGGCCAGACGGGACAGGGTGACTACTGGCAAAGCGAAGCGAAGAAAGCGTTCAGCTCGCGCGATGCTGCCAAGAGCGAGGCGGACCAGCTCCGCAGGCAACTTGCGGACGCACAGCGGGAATTGCAAAACGTCCGGCAGCAGGCGCAGCAGGCGACTCACGGCAGTCTGCGCGTCGTGATCGAAAATGCGGTCATGCGGTCGGGTTCAGTGGTGCCGAGCGCGTACGGTGACGTGGCCGACGCGGTTCTGCGGTCGGTGGCCATCGGCGATGACGGCCAACCTGTCGTCACAGACGCGTATGGGACACCGCGAGAAAGCAAGGCGGCTCCCGGCTCGCCGATGACCGTGGACGAGGCTGTGTCTGAGTTCATCGCGTCGCGTCCGCACCTGCGGCGGGCGTTCGTGCCGGTGGGCAGCGGTGCGGCGCTTGGCTCGACGGGCGGGACGCCTCGCGTTTTTGACATCAATCGGCTCGACGATCCGGCATACGCCAAGGCGTGGAAAGAGGCCGACGCTGAAGGTTTCAAGGCCGCGTGGAAGGTCCATCTGAAAGCGGTGGCCGCTCGGCCTATTCGGTAAGCGTGGGGTGCGGGGACTCCCGGTCGGTGCCCGTAACGGCCGGGAGATCTTTTCCGTGAGGTGCTGCGTGATAGTGATGAAGATCCGATTCGACTGGCGAGGCTTCACAGAAGCGTTGCGCCGCAAGCAGACCGCGCTGGCCGATCTTCGCCCTCAGATGGCGGCGGTCGGCGCGTGGCTGATCGGCGACGCTCGCAAGCGCCTTGCGGCTCGTGCGTCGCGTACCTCGACGGGCAGGCTCGGAAAATCGTTGCAGGCGAAGGCGTTTCGTAACTCAGTGACGATCGGCTCAACGCTGCCCTATGCCGGTATCCAGCAGCGCGGCGGCGTGGTTCATCCTCGCAAGCGGAAAATGCTGGCAATCCCGTTGCAGGAAGACTTGCGGGCTCGCCATGTCTGGCCGAAACAGATTCCGCCGGAGCAGCTCTATCGCGTGGGCTCGACGCTCATGTTTATCCGTAAGAGGCGATACCACAACCAGCCTCGCGGCGAGGCGGTGCCGGGCTGGCGACTAGTGAAACAGGCCAAGATTAAGGCACGGCCCTATCTCGTGAAATCGCGAGAGCTTATTGAATTCATGCGGGAGTTAATTGGCAGGAAATTGAGGTAGACCGATGGGAAACAATAAGGACAGCCTAAATTTCGCGGTAACCTGTTCCGATGACATGTCGAAGGGCTTCGCGTCGGCCATGAGCACGGCTCGCAAGTTTTCGAGCGGGCTAACCAGCGTGCTCACCGCGCCGTTCAAGGCGTTGTCGTCGGTCCAGACCTTCGCCTTGATCCAGAACGTCAAGGCGATTGGCGCGGCGTTCAGATCGGTGGCCGACACCGGGGCCGAGTGGGTTCGGAACGGCTTCATGGACGCAGTGTCCATGCAGGAGTTCGCCAAGCGCACAGGGACGGCCGGGCAAGAGGTCTACCAACTTGGTCGTCGGCTCGAAGAGGCGGCGGGCGGCATGCTCAATCTCGACAACTCGATCAAGGCCGCAAACGAGCTGTTTCGCAAGGGCTTCTCGGTTTCGAGCATCGAAACCTTTTTCAGGTTCGCGAGCCTGCGGGCAACCTCGACCGGCGAGGACTTCAAGTCGATGGTCGATGCGCTGTCGACGTCTGTGCTCACTGGGCGGACGGTGGGGCTCGCGAGGCTTGGTGTGGTGCTCGACGACAACGCCAAGAAAGCCAACATCCTCGCGGGTGTCACCGATGCCCTGAACCGCCAAATGGCCATGTCGGGCGTCACGGGCAACGAGACTGCCTTCACCGTCAACAAACTGGCTCAGGCATGGGATGATGCAACGGATACCCTCAAGGACCTCGTGGCGACCTCTCCGGCCGTGGGCAACCTCGTGAAGTGGATGCACGAGCTGGCATCGGCCTCGCGGGAGTTCCTGAACCAAAACTTCGACAAGATGCAAGGGCTGTTCATGACCGGCATGGGCGGCATCGGCCGGATGGCGGGCGGGGCGGCGGATTGGGCAAAGGGGCTCGCGGGCTCTCACGGCGAGGGTGCTGTTCAGCAACTCATTGCGGGCCTCGCGAAGATGCCGGTGTACGTCGCCAAGGCCGTCCAGTACATCAAGATTGGCCTCGCGGAAATCAGGGCGTCCATAGCGTCGCTCGTGTACGACCTGCTCGAAGGGCCGCTCAAGACACTGATTGGCGGCGACGTCGCGGGCGGCATTCAATGGAAGATGGCCTGGGCGATGAAGGGGGCCGAGGACGGCATTCGGCGTGCGAACAAGGAGCTGGGCCTGCTCGACACGGAGTTGGCGCAGATCGACCAGGGCGTCAAAGGGCTCAAGATCGACGAGAAGGCGGCAAAGTCGGCTCGTGCGATGGCCGACGCCAAGGTGGCGGCGAAGGACTGGTGGCGGTCGCTATCGAGCATCGGCGACGCGGCGAAGCGGGTGTTCGACCCGCTCAAGAGCAGCGCCAA